GTCAGCAAGCAGCTCCTTGATAGAACCACCAAGGATGGTACTTTCCAGACGATTGAAGTAGGTTGCCCGTTGAGCGGCATCTCGGGCATCCTCCGGTGTCGCAAATATCTCAGAATACGCACGGTCATTGCGTATCGTCTCAGCAAGCTTTGGAAAGTCCTTGAAGATAGTCGGAAACTTGGACTTGATGTCCTTAAAACGTAGTTGTCCTTCTGGAACTTCGGTATCGTCTGTCTCGGGTTCAGGGGTTTTGGCAGCGACTTTTTCTTCTTCCTCGACAGGTTCTTCATCAAAGGTGACTTCTCCAGGCTCCTCGGTTGCAGGTTCTTCCTCTGTTACACCTGCTTCGTCAGAGGCCGGAGGTTCGTCAGCTTCATTCAGAATGTCAAGGTCAGACTTTGAATCAGAAGATCCAGAAGGACCACCAAGCACATCGGAGTCGTCAAACAGTAATTGAAACTTAGGGAACATTTGCTACACCTCTAGGAGCTGGAATGTTTTCAGTATCTTTCGCTTTCGGTGGCGACCCTTGTTGTGGACCTTGACCTTGCTGTGGCGCACCGCCCTGCATCATCATCTGTTTCATCATCTCTTGCTGTTCCATTTCGATGTGATTATGCAGGTGAGCGACTACGTTCATATAGCCACCAGGATTGGTCATCTTCTGGTCCATCCCAATTTCAGACACGCACCACTCCTTGATAACTGCTATGTGAACTGAATGCTCATCAACGTCCATTTCAACAGGTATCGTTGATTCAAGGATTGGTGTGCCGTCCATGGGATTGATACCCACAGGCTGCGGCTGACCTTGCAGTAGCTCGTAAATCTCATATAGTTGCTTGCTTCTGTCTGCATCGCCCGGTACTGTTAGCTCTGTAATGCCAACAAGCTCAGCGACTGTGTGTCGGTTCTCAGGATGGAAGAGAGCCTCATTGAGTGCCTCATTGTTCAGTTCAAGCAGACGCATGATGATGTCACGCTTCTGTGCCCAAGCAAGAGGAAACTGCTCGCTGAGTTCTGGCTCGACCTGTCCAACCTCACCATTCATCTCTGCTTTGCGAATCCACACATTCACAAAGGAATTCTTGCCTTGCTGCTTGACAATCTTCTCGTCCGTCTTCATGTTCTTGGCATAGCCCTTTACGGCTTTGCTTTCCAAGTCCGTCCAGAAGAACGAGATCATCTTGTAAATAATCTGGAGTCTTTGCAAACCCTGAGCACGACTCATGCTGTATTCGGAGGCTGTGTCTGAGCCTCCTTGCATTGATCCTCCATACACGGACGGTACAGTTCCAAGTACAAACTGACCAGCAGTTTGTAGATCATCGTGGAATTCTTTGTGCTCTCTGGAGAGAAGAGCTGCCTTATTGGTATAAAAAGCCGCTCCAATATTCCCACCGACGGGTGCTTTGACAGGATATAGAGACCCAGGACTAACCTCCATCGATCTGTATTTCTGCAGATCGATGACAGAAGAATCCACGAATGTCTCGGGTATTCCATGTCGGATTGTTTCGACAGTAAGCTGGAATACTTCATTGGTCATCTCTTGAATAGGAACGATAGGATTAGCATAAGGCTGTCCATGAACACGATCGAGAATAGGATCAACCGAGACGGTCCAATATTCGTCCATGTCCTCATCATTGACCTCTGCTAAGATGTCATTGATGTAGATTGCTCGTAGTCCGTTTGGAAACTGCTCTTTGAGAGCCAGAACGCGCTCGTCGTCCATCTTCCCAATCTTATTGAACATCCACGGGCGGAGCCAAACCTGACGACAGGTGCAAACTTCTTCGTCGGAGTCTGACCCGACATTGCTTGGCGTGCGCGCCCATCGATCGTATCGTTCACTATCAGCAGTAGCAACGATTTTATCTGCAATATGAGGAAACTTCTCCTGCATTTCAGCAACATCGTGTTCGTCATTCAGAATGAGATATCCAGACTGCTGCAGCGTCCTAGCCCGTGGCATGATCTGGACGTTGGTTGCACCGTAAAGCTCAACGATCTGACGAGACTTCGGAACTGTCTCTTCCCAGTCAAGTTCCTGGGTAGGCTCTTCCTCTGTCTCAATCATCGGAGCTACGTTCGATCCACAGTTAGGACAAAGCTCTGCGTTAGGCGGAGGAGGCTCCATCATCCCGGCTAAAGGTTCAACAGGCTCCTCGGGAGGGGGAATCATCGCCTCGTCTGGGATGCCTTCCAATCCAAAAGCTTCCTCCTCCATCGCATTCTCTACAGGGAGTGGCGCTGCTGGAGCTTCACTGTGAGGATTGGCGTTGTTTTCGATGGAAGTCTCCGCTCCTTCTGGAACAGGCATCTCTTCGAGAGGCGGCAAGCTGTTCATCGGCTGAACAGCTAGATCCTCTCCACACTCTGGGCAGAGTCTCAACTCATTCTTAATCACGCCTTCACGGAAATGCTGAACTGTCTCTGTACCGTACTTGGAATTCTGGTCGTTGAACGTGTATGCAGCTATGATCCCTTGGTTATACAAGAGACCAATAGCTTTCATGAAAAGGAAAGGAGCTTTGTTATGCTTCCTTATTAGTTCAGCGAGGCGCGTGTAAGCCTGAGCAGTGTAAATGTCGCTAGCTTGATCGGCGTCGGAGGGATAAAAACGAGTTGCCGGTATTGCCTGAGAGATTGCAGATATGATAACTTCACCGTGGGCTTTGTAGATGTTGACGATTTTGTTTTCGATGTCTGCTTCCTCGGCGTAGTCATAGTCCTCATCATAGTTCTCCGAAATGAATCTCCAGTCATGCGCGACTTCAGAGAAGTAGATACCTTGCATCCCTTCCCAGAAGAACTCGTTCCGCTTGTAGACTTTCATCATGCGGTCGCGCGCGAACTGGTCCCTCGAATCTATCTGGAGAATGATAGAGTCTAGAGCTTGCTTAAGCTCAGCCGAGAGAATTTCGTCTTCCGGGTCAGCGTTATTCGTCATTTATTTAACCAGAACTTCATCATGTCTTTTCGAAGATTCGCCATGCGAGTATTTGCAAGGGTATCAAGATGCCCCTGTTTGCTACGATCTAGACCTGCATGGATCTCCTGCATGATTGGGATTTGATTTTGATTCATCTTAAAAATTGTTTGCTCAAGAGCAGAGCTAATATCACCTTCAGTTAGCTGAGGCAACTTGCCCTTCTTATAGAGCTTGATCATGTCGTTGTAGACCTGATCGTAAAATCCTGGACCACCTTGTGGATTGTAGTCCTCATGGAGTTTGTTACCCTGGTAGCTCTTGAATGCTCGGCCTCGATCAATCTCGACGATACCATTAGGAGTGCGCAGAAACTGCGCCCCGTGAGCATCCATGTTTCCTGTGAGCCAGTCAACAGGGTGATTTCTGATTATGTCTCGAAGTTCCTCTGCAGTGAGCGTTGTGAGGTCTACCTCTTTGAGTGTCGGCCAATTCATGTTGTTTCCAACAGCGGCCTGCATCGTCCCTGTCTTACCACCCATATCCATCTTCTCTATCTTGATAGGATGTAGACCCGAGAGGTTAGCGATCTTGTTTGCAGATACCTCTTGGTCTGCAAAGTAAGGTGGGTTGGCCTCTTTGAACAGATAGTCCTGACCACCCTTACTGTAAATTGATTTGCTCTTTGTGCCACCGAGCATATCTTCGGCGTCAGGAACTTTGATCTTATAAGTGTTATCGACAGCAGGAGCCGCGCTCTTAATATTAGTAGGACCTTGAATCAAATCCTCGATGGGCTTAACTTTAGGACTGCCTGATATCCAGCCGCCATTCGGCTGTTGCTTCATGTATTGCGTGACGAATGGGTATGATGAAGCGTCTGCCTGAAAGAATGCGAGCTGTAACTTAGCAAAGTCAGAAGGGTCTAAACCGACCTTTTCAGCCTTCTTCACAAGCTCATCTGCAACTTGCTGAGGTGTATACTTACTCGATCCTTGAAGAAGCCCACCAATCATGTCGTGATTGAAAAGTTCCGTAGCAAGCTCAATATCTTCCGGATCAAATCCTTCCTTCTGTAGAATGTCCCGCATGATAGGAACAGTATGTGAATGCTGCATAGTCTTGTCGCCAGCAGCTATAGCTTGTGGCTTTCCAATGTCGTGCAACGGAAGCGCGACATTCATTAAGGCTTCTACATCTATCCCAGACCGCTGGGAGATATCTTGAAATTCCTGTGGGGTTAGCTGAGTCTTCCACTGCTTGAGCACATCCTTTGTATGGGATTCGATGCTACCCATCTCTGTCCCACTGTGCTTACCAAAGTTCTCTGCAACCTCTGGATAAGTATTCTTTAGGTAGTCTAAGCTACCCTCAGCATCAAGGACTCCAATGGATTCTTTGCCCATTGGACCAAGAGCAGGAGGAGGCTCGACAGGAGGAAGTTTACCTATTTCATCAGACCAATCCTCAACGTCACCTTGCTCTCCAGCAAGCCAGCTATTCTCATGCTCGATTGTGTCTTGTATATCTAGAGCTGTTTTGTATTCGTAAGGATGAGCATTCTTAACGTAGATTTGATCCTGTGGCGACAGAGCCTTCCAGGCATCATATACCTCTGAAGTTTCATCCGCATTGACCATCCTATCTAAGAAATGATCTACATCCATAGACGTCTTAGCAGTGAGAGTCTTTGGAATTGTCGCCTTACCAGCCTGAATTTTTCCAGGTCCTCCACCCATAGGATAACCCGGCATATTCATTTGCTGCAGGTCATCGAACAGGTCAGGACGTGATTCTTTGAATGCCTGCTTCATGTGAGCGGGAAGATCACCCCACATCTCCATGATGTCAGCATCAAAAGATTCTGGATTCTCGAAATCGTTTATGAAGGATTGTAATGCGTGACCTTCACTCTGAGTCAATGCATCCATAGGATGCACATCACCTAGTTTATTCCCTAGCCCGACTTCTTGGTCACTGAATCCTGTTATACCCTCGGGCAGAGCAGGATTCTTCTTCAGTTCCCAGAGTTCCCTGATCTCGTCAGCCGCTCCAGGATAGCCAGCGTTCTCTGCTGCGATGATCATATTCTGATGCACCTCAGCAGGACTCAGATCTGGATTGTTACTTAGAGTTCCAAAGAATTCTTCTAGATCATTTCCCCATGCAGGAGGAACATTATGTGTTTCGTAGATACTTTGTATATCCTTCCAGTGCTGCTCCATCGTTGCCTGAGTCTGGGGTTGGTGGAGCGCGTCCTGTGGTTCAAACTCAGATACAGTTGGAATAGAGTTAAAGTAATCACTCGGAACATGACCGCCCTTTACGAAATCGATGGCTTCATCTTCAGAATGTCCTTGACTCTCAAGTTTTGCAACTTGATCCCACTGCTCTGGAGTCAGACCTGGAGCTTCAGGAATAGATCCCAAGTTCCAATTTTCAGCAGCTTGTTTGTTATGCTTTAACCAACTCTCTTGTCCAGCAGGACTCATACTATCAAAAGTCTGCTTAATAATCTGTGCAGCTTCTTGACTTGGATAATTACCTTCAGCATGATACATCGCCGTTTGGAAGTCAGCGATTTGCTGATAGACAGGTAGAGATGTATTTATTGGTGTAGCGACAGAAGTTGGAACTGGAGGAGTAACCTCAGGAACTCGACCAGATTCATACTGCTGAATAGCAGCGAGTTTCTTTGTCTGTATCTTATCAAGAGGTCTGCCAACCGCAGCTAGTTCTTTGAGAGTCCCTTGCTCGTATGTCGAGATAGGCTGACCCTCATAGGTCGGACCTTCAGCAGGATAGACCTTAGGCTTCTTTGGTTTGATCTTAGGAGGATTGGCGTTCTCGGCCGCCCACTTCGCCTCTTGAATCTGCTGAGGAGTCTGAGGAACTGGAACATCAGGTAGAGTTATTGGTTGACCAGGAACAGGCTTGGACACTCCACCTGGTACATCAGGAGGCATCAAACCTGAGTAGTATCCACCTTTAGGATTCGGTGTATTGGGAGGCGCGAGCTTACCCTGCTGCCAAGGTGTCTTAGCAGGATCTACGTTAGAACCTATTGGAGCAAAACGAGTCTGCCGTGGATCAAATGCTATCGACGGATAATTGCCTGAAGTGTTATAATCCGGGTAATGGATTGCACCGAACTCTACTGTCTGACTTGGCTGATTAAGTGGTGACTGTCCCTTAGCATAACTTCCGCTTGCACCTGTACCAAAATCTGCGCCGTAAGTCGTTCCACCTTCGCCGAGGAGACGATTCAGGCGCCGCACAGAATCCAGAGCTACTGGATCTTGTTTGATTTGTTTATAATGTTGTGCGAGTTTCTCGACAGGAATCTTTCCAGACCTGACGTCTGAATGTTCCATGACATACTTGGCCTGATCTTGCCAAGCCGCCTCGATGGCTTCGATCTTATTCTTATCCTTAACTGGATGAAGAGTCTTAAGAATTACGTCAATATCTTCCCTTGGAACTGGAACATCTACTGTATCGAGAACCTTGACTTCAGGTCCAAAGTCAATAGGCATGTACTTAGCATATGAGCTACCAGTGTAACTTCTATTTGACGTACCTACTGGAGCTTTGCCTGCCTTCTTTGCCGCCTTTGCGGTAGCAGGACTATATGAACTTCCATGACCCCAGCGACCTAGGATGTCACTACTATCAGGAATTCCAAACCCTTCCTTAAGGATCTTCTCAGCATGTGATCCAGAACCTAACTGAGTCGTGAATCCTTCAATGTTTCGAGCTTTCTTGAATAGATTCGGAGGAAGCCACGACATCATGTGTGCAGCTTCTGGTCCTGCACCAAGGGCCGCACCTAGACCAGCAGCTTGAATATGACCAGGAATGAGGTTCGTTGGGTCAGCGACAGCGTTAGCTCCAAATCTCAGAACTTGCTCACCAACCGGAGTGATACCTAGACTCTCAGCAGGCGCACGTTTGAAGAATTCCTCACCGACGTTAGTAGTCGTTCCGAATGGCTTCTCGTATCCTGACTTGAGACCTTTAGCAGCTTCCCAGACTACGTCGGACATAGGCTTCTTTTCAGAGCCTGTGTTCCTTGGGTCAGTGACATCCATCAATGCACCGAATGCACGACCTGCACTCTCCTCAGATGCACCGAGAACGCCAGCAACTTTACCACCAGCCTGCTTTACAGTCTGTTTGATTGAAGGGACTGCAGCTTTACCTACCTGTTCGCCGACTGACTCAAGCGTAGGAATCCTCTCATACCAAGGTTTTGGCGGAGTTTCAACAGGAAGATTGACGTCAGTAGCGTTACGTTTGCGAGGACGATTAGGATCGCTTTGCTCAGACCACCAGTCACGCGCACCAGTAAGTGCGCGTATGGCCCGACCATACAGACCGTCGTCGTATCCGTAACCTTCAGCCATTTACTTCAACTGTAGGAAGTTTTCCAGCTTTGTCGTAGTCGGCCTGCACGCGCTCCCAATATTCCTTGTTGGC